CACTTTGGCAATGTCATTCTAAACCCTCCGCCAATGAAGGATATATTTTCTGATAAGTTTTCTTGCTTCATCTGGAATCCACTCTCCGTTTCTATACCTAACAAACGCCTCCGCTAAGCACTCTCGACCGTCTTTGCTTCTATCTGCATATCCTGAAATTCCTGCTATGAACTGCCTTCTTATTTTTTCATTTAACTCTATATATTCCACTTCTGATACGCAGTTCTGAAATGGCATTATATGCGCCATTTCATGCGCAATGTAATCTTCAAAATTCTTTCCCGCCATTACACCATCATTGTACCATCTCGGCATAATAGTTTCAACTTTTCTATAATCTTGTTTGTAATTCAAAACAAGTCCATGTCTCAGCATTCCATTTTCATCCAAGTAAGCACCTGTTGCAAAAATATCATTTTTCTTTAGTTTTCCGCCTTTAATAGAATCTAAGTAAATCACGTATTCCGAATCCAGCTTCTTTATCGCCGCATTGATTTTCGCTTCAATTTCTTTACTTAATCTCGCTTCCTTGGAAACTGTATCCGGAATAGAAATTCTCATCTTTAGATCATACTGGCTCGGTGCAATTCTTCCTCGTCCATCAATGTATATCCTTTCTCTTTCCTCTTTCAGTCCCATTTTCCGAGAAAATGCTGCATATTCATTAAGCTGTCCCTGATATTTGGCTTTTTGGAGCATAACTTCTTGCCGATCAGCACCGCCATCCTGAAGCATCTGTACCTTTTCTCGCTGCGCTCTCATTGCTGTTTCCATTTGGCGTTGTCTCTGCTTTGCCTCATACAGAGTGTACGCTTTGCCCCGGAACTCTTTTGGTTTGCTTTCCTTCCGGTTCTGTTCTTCGAGCCAGTCATCCGACCAGTTGCGTTGTGAAATTCCGAGAAAGAATGGATAATAAGTATGATAACAGTTGGCTCCCAGAAGTCCTGTCACTGTACCAAGTCCACAAACTGAATACAATTGCTCTTTTGTCCAGACCTGACCTTGCCATACTGCATGAGTAGGACGGGCCCCGGCATGCCACTCAACCTCAAAATACTCTGTTCCGAGCTTCTTGGCATTGTAGTCTGCTATTTCTCCGGTAAGATTTGTCACACCAGTCATCACAGCTCTTCTAGCAGCCACTTCTACCCGGCTTGCGTATCCGGATCCGTACTCAATCTTCCGAAGTCCACTGTTGGTAAGCTGCGTAACTACTCTTCGTAGCACGCTACCATAATCAAAAGCACCGGTCACAATATCATAACAGGCATTGTCCAGATAGTTGCTGTAGACCTGTGATAGTGGTGTCAGGACTTTCTTGCCATTGTAATCTAAGTAAAAGCCAAGTGACTTAGTTACATTCTCCAGATCTTCCAGACTCTGCCGGATAATAGCATCTGTGATCTGCTTGAGCTGTTCATTCTTCTCAAACAGGATAAACTCTGCATTGATCTGTTCGTAAATGTCCTTATTCCGGACGTATTCCCAGTCGATCACTTTATCGTACAGCTCAAACATTTCCGGATAAGACGCATCCAGTGTTTTCTTGATCTCTCTTTCGATATCCTCGGAAGAATATCCCAGAATCCGTAACCGATTGATCTGCCAGTCTGCTGTACTGGTGATCTCACCGGTCTTTTTGATCCGCCGGGCAATGTCCTGCAGGATCTGCTCTTCCAGACCTATGTACCGCGCTGCAATCTTACTGGCAATCTTTTCTTTGTAATCATCCCGCATCCTACTCCATCACCTGATTCTGCTCTGGCAGATTCTTTTTTGCCTGTTCTACAGTTTCACCATACCATTTTGCACGGTACTCTTCATGCCGCATAACACCCATGCTGACGTCCTGACGGTCCTGCTGACGCTCTGCGCCCTTATCCTCAATGATAGAATCATCAAAGTCAATCACAACGTCCGTGTTCTGATCCAGTGTATTGCCGGTTACAATACCGAGACGGATAATGATTCTGATCAGCCTCTTCAGGACATCTTCCAGAATTGTCTCATGCTTCTTTAACATTCGGTACATATCTGAGTTCTCGGAAATAATCTCGGTCGCTGTCTTTGCCCCAGCTCCGTCAAATCGGTATCTTTCCGTACCGAATCCACATTTCAGAGACAGATAATTCAGATCATCATTGATTGCCTTGCTGTGCTGTTCTACCCGGAGGCTCATATCCACTTCCTTGATCAGACCGGTCTGGCTCTTATCGTAATCTTCCGGAAGCGAATAGAACACACTGTCATCCGGATCAAAGCTTGGAGATCCGTCTTCGTTCGTCAGCATTTCCGGAGCGACAAAGATTCTTTTTCTTCCAAGATCAAACTCATTGCAGTAAGAATCAAACTCCATATCCAGCTTTTTAAGCGTATCAATGGCATTTGCAAAAATCGCAATTCCCATTGGATTGCATTCATCCGCATTGTTTGTGATATTCAGCCTGTCAATGACAAACTGTGGTTCTGTGGATCCTGTCTCTGTTCTGGCTGCCAGATTTGCAAATGGTTTCAGCTGTTTCCACTCCTGTTCTGTCAGCTCACGTCCTTCTGCACTGCCTTTCGTGCATTCCAGGACATTATTTTCGATCACATACATCCCATCTGGCTCAATCCGATGGAACTGAATCTGCACGTATTTCTTCTGGCGAACAGTATGGACAAACGTAAAAACGCATTCTGTGACGTTCCCGTTATTCCAACTGACCGGATAGATGTTCTTGGCATCCACATAGTTGATTCCAATCTCACCTGCAGATATCGTTCCGTCTTCCTGTACAACCGCATTGTACAGATAAGGGATATATGCCACGGTCCCGGAATACGCTTTCCGTTCCTGGTAATCATTTCCCATAACCAGAAAATGATTGTTATCCAGAACCTTCCGCACAAATTCCTGTGTCGTTTCGTCTTCCAGTGTGATCATAACTCTCTCATTCAGCAGCAGATCAGCAATGTCTTCCGACAGCTTCTTTGCCATTCCCATGCTTTTCCTGCGACATCGTTTACTTGTCCCGCGTCCGGTATTCACCTTGTAGAACGTAAACTGCCGGACATTGGAATTGTACCAGCTGATCCATTCATCGATCTTCCGGTAGAACGAAGCATCCACCGTATCAATCCCCTTTTTCCTAAAATAACTAAAGATATTCATCCTCTTCTCTCACCTCCCTGCTGCCGATATCACCTATATTCACATCATCCTCGACTATATCCAATGGCAGCCAATGTTTGATATTGCTCCAGGCACCCATAACCACATAACGTATGGCATCCATGCAGTGATCCGCTTCCTTCACCGGCACTTCCTTCCCCTTTTCGATGGATTTCTTATCATACTCGTATGTTCCAAACTCCTGCACCGCATACTCCTGCTTCGGGGAAATCGACATGATATCGAATACCAGTGCTTTCTGTACCCGGCTGATTCCAAGCGCCACATCATTTTCCGCATCCCGCAGAAACACCTGATAGTCCAGTCCGGTTCTGGTAGCTCTCCTAACCTCTTCTGCCAGACCTTTTGCAGATGGATCCAAAAAAATATAAAAGATCCGGTTCTCATACTGTTCATGCAGCCCATCCATGAACTCAACCAGATCTCTTGCATATTCAGACGGACTCTTCTGCCTTCCAGATTCCCGTCCACTGTGATAATATTCTCCAAGTCCCGGAAATTTCTTCCGGTAGGTGTCCAGACCAAACGCTTCAAAGGTTGTCGCATTCTGCTGACCGTAGTCACCTCCAATGTAAATCCGGTCATATCTCCTGTCCGGATCCGGCTTTTGTCTGTGCCGATCTGAAAACATATAATAGATCAGCTCATCCACGCCAATCGCTTCGCCGAGCCATACCCACCGGTACATCTTCGGATCTGCTTTCTTCATCATCTCCGCCGATGCAATCAGATCAGGACCAAGCCAGTCCACCGGCACATCCCGGTAATCTGTGTGAATGTGAATGCAGTCCTCACGCTTCTCCATTTTCTTGCACCACAGATTGATCGGAGCATTTGGGTTCTTTGGAGGGTTGTACAAATAAATCATCTGGAATCCACCCTTATTTCCACGGACAAACGTTGCTTCAATGTTAGTCAGCTCATCTTCGCCTTCACCATCATCAAAGAACTCTGTCAGTTCATCCAGGACAACCAGCTTGATCGGTTTATCCTCGTCAATGATACCCTTTGTATCGTCAATACCGTCTGATCCGGCAAAGTACATCGTTGTCCCGTACTTCTTGTAAGTGATCTCCATCGGGGATTTCGTAATCCGAAACTTGTTTTTCGGTATTTGCAAACGGCTGATCCCCCGCAGCATTTCCTTGTATACCGTCTTCCTGAGCTTGTTATGGTGCTTACGCAGCACTACAACAGAACCATTAGCATCTGATACAAGCTGATAGTCTGACCGGATGGAAGCATAACTGGACTT